TGCCGGGGGTCGGTTCAAGAACAACTGGGATGTCGGGTTCGATAGCCAGCCAACGGAGACGAACGATACCCCGGACGCTTCGGGGCAGGGTTCAAACTCCCGCGGTCTGGCAGTGCTCGAGGTGTTCCGGGTAGGGCAGGTCAGCTCGATTTACTTCACCAATAACCTGCCATATGCGGCAGCGCTGGAGAATGGGCACTCCGGTCAGGCTCCCGGCGGCATGGTGGGCATCACGGCGCTGGACGCCGCGCAGCTGTTCCGTCAGGCAATGAGCGAGGTGCGCAATGGCCGGTGACCAGTCAATGCGGATCGCTGACCTGCTGGAAGGTCGCGTCGCGGTTATCTGCTCCTCGCTCGGGCTGCCGGTGGCCTGGCCGAACATCGTATTTGATCCACCGGATGCGCCATACGCCCGTGTTTATGTTTTACCTGCACAAACTGTAGGTCAGGACATAGAAGGTCTGATGCGTACCTATCAGGGGATCTTGCAGGTAAACATCATTACTCCCGCAGGCTCAGGCGTGAGCCAGGCAAGAGGGCTGGCCCAGTCGGTGGCAGATGCATTCCCTGAAGGACTGCCGCTGGTGGACGGTGATCTGACGGTTTACATCAACGGGCCGCCGCAGGTGAGACAATCCATCCAGGACCGGCCAGCCTCGGCGCCCAACGGGTCCAGTGGCTCCATAACCTACACCATTCCCGTCAGCATGCAGTATCGCGCTGACTACTGACCCGCCAGAAGGCGGGTTTTTTATTACCTAAATTCAGGAGAGTGCTATGGCATTCGCAATCCCTAACGGCTCGCGTGTGAACGTGGCCAAGGCCTATCAAGCCCCGATCACCTTTACCGCAGCCTCTAACGCGACGGAATGCGAACTGACCGTTGCATCGGCCTCCGGCATTCTGGCTGGTGACGTAGTTCAGGTGAGTTCCGGCTGGTTAAAGCTCGATAACATGGTGCTGCGCGTAAAATCGGTGACCAGTAATAAAATCGTGCTGGAAGCATTCGATACTACCGACACCACCAAATTCCCGGCAGGCACTGGCGCGGGCACGCTGCGCAAAATCGACTCATGGATCACCATGCCTCAGGTGATGACACTATCAACTGAAGGCGGTGACCAGCAGACCATCAGCGTGCAGTTCCTGGAAGATGACAAAGCGCGAACCATCCCAACATTTAAAAACGCGGTGGTTCAGGTTTACACCTTTGCGCATGACCCTCAACTGGCGATCTACAAACGCCTCATTGACCTGGATGACTCCAGCGATACAACGGCGGTCTGGTTCCATAACCCACGCGGCAAAGCCGATCGTTTCTACTCAGCCAAAGTATCGTTCCAGCGCGTACCGCGCACGGAAATCAACGCCGTGGAAAGTAACGAGGCGCGCATGAACTTCGAATCGGACATGCAGATTTACCCGATCGCCGATTCATCCGTGACGCCGCTGGCGTTCCTGACCGACCTGCCGGCCACCAAGTCCGTTGCCACAGGCGCAGCGCTGGATCTGGCAGTGGTAATGAAGGGCGGCTCAGCACCTTACACCTACGTTTGGAAGAAAGGCAGCACCGCTATTCCGGGCAAAACCGCATCGACGCTCAACATTTCGTCCGTCGTGTCCGGGGATGCTGGCGTTTACACCTGTGAAGTCACCGACGCCGCGGGCAAAACCATCACCTCTACTGCGTGTACTGTCACGGTCAGCTAACCAATCAGGCCCGGTAAGCCGGGCTTTTTTTTGGAGTAACCCATGAGCGGAACAATTGAGATTAGTGAGGTTGGGATGACAGTCAATATGGCTGGTGGCGGGAAAATAGTTATCGGCAATTGGGGTGATGGCCCAGTAAATACAATAACCGCTCGGCCACCCCTTACCCCGGAAGAGGGGCTTTACGGTCACGGGCTATGTCTCCTGCCTGATGGATGGGAAGATCTAAGCGGTGATGGACACTGGCAACATCACCTCACTAAATCTTTGCGTCATCTTTGGCCGTCGTTCAGCAGGGAACAGAAGATGGCTATCGCTTACTCCATCAGCGAACTGTCAGATGAGCTGACGAACACCGCATACGAAGGCTCCAGGTAAAAACACATCTGCGCATCGCACGCGCACATCGAAGAAAGTCTTTCAGCTGTGAGCCTGGGCAAACCGTTAACTTTCGGCGGATTTGCCGTGCGACAGGCTCACGTCTAAAAGGAAAATTAAAATGTCAGAACCTTCAATCGTCCCTTATGTAAAAACCACTCCCAAACCTTTTGGTGTGGACGTCGAATGGAAATGGCCGGGTGGCTGCGCGGTGCTAGAACTGCAATGCCTTCATGAAGATGGCCGACTTATGAAAGAACGCATCTTCTGGCCAGCTACCGTATGCCTTATTTCCGGCCTCAAAGCTGGTGAGAGATTGCAGGTGCGCCTGCGTCCAATTGCAGAAGATGGCTCAGCACGAGATTGGCGAGCCGGTGACTGGATCGAAGGGGTTTCTTCTGTCGATACCGAAGAGATTATTGAGGCGCTGGACGAAGAGATCCGTAACAGCTGCGCACTTCATGGCCTTAAAGGTGGCTGGTTTGTTGATAAAACCGGCAAGGCTTACATCCACGAGGCGCTGATCGGCAATGGCACATTGTCTACGAACTACAGCGTGAAGATGAACGTGGATTATGGTGGCAAACGGTACGCAGCTGGAATGAGCATCGGTCAGCCAAGCGAGCCGCAGGCAACGGTTAAGGCTGATCACTTTAAGGTGTTGAAATCCGCTTCATCTATCATCGAAAACGCCGTCGCAACAAACGCGAAGAAGATTAGGCTTGGCGATGAAATGAAGCAGGCCGTCATTGATGCCGTGCGTGAAAGCGATTTGTTCGCATCCCTTCAGGCAAATATTGATGCGCAAACAGCGTCAGTAGCTGGCCTGCAACAGGCGATGAACGAAGCGGTCACCAATGCTATTAAAAACGCGCTGAAGCCCGGTGGCCTGCTTTACAACCGTTAACCTCCCATCACGCACTCGAATACTCGACCCGCTCCGGCGGGTTTTTCATTTTCTAAGGAACCGAAATGACCAAATTTTCTCTGAACCCCAACCCAACTTTTTCTGTGACCGCGAGCATTCCGCGTGCTGGAGCCGAAGACGGCAAGCTGACGTTCACCTTCCGCCATAAGACACTGGAAGAGCTGCGCTCTATGGACGAAAAGCTGCAAAAGGCCGCTGAAGGTAAAAAGGCTGCTATCGAGCCGCAGGCCGACTACCTCATGGAAATTGTCGAAGGATGGGCACTGCCGGACGAGTTCAACCGCGAAAACGTTATTGTCCTTCTGCGGAACTATCCACGCGCGTTCGACAGCATCGGTCTGGCATACACCAAAGAGCTGATGGGTATCCGCGAAAAAAACTGAGGCAGGTCGCCGCAGCGGTGTATACGCCGGGTCCGACGTTCGCGGAACTGAGCGCTTTTGGTTTAACGCCTGATGATGTGGAGGAAGAGGTGTGGATCCTGCCCTCTGTGTGGAAGTCTTTCACCATCTTCTCTGCCCTGGCAACCCAGTGGCGAGTCGGCGCGAGCGGGGCGACCGGCCTTGATTACAACGTTCTCCCCTGGATGTTCGAGTTACACGGGGTTGAGGATGCGGCGGCCTGCATGGCTGACCTTCAAATTATGGAAAGCGAGGCTCTCAAGGTAATGCATAAGGAGACGAAATAATGACAGACCAGATCGCCTCGATTACTTTGCGGGCCGATGTTTCTGACCTGAAAACAGCCAGCAACGAACTGGATAAACTCGGCCAGGCGGCGGCCGGTGCTGTAGATAAAGCAGATGATCTGAATAGCGTGTTTCGCGCTGGCGCTGAGTCTGCGAAGCAGGGCAGCGAAGGTATCAAGGAGCAGCAGAACGCGCTCAAAGGGTTGCTGGAGAATATCGATCCGGTTACCAAGGCCTTAAACCGCCTGGATGAGCAGCAAGAATCACTGCGGAAATTTCAGGCCAAAGGTTTCCTGGATACCGAGACCTTTCAGGCTTACAACAAAATCCTGGATGACACCCGTCTCAAGCTGACCGATACCGGAGAAGCCGCGGCGCGCGCTCAGGCCGAATTAGCCGCTACCCAGGCAGCAGAGAAGCAGTCCGCAGCGTTAAAGAACCTGCTGGGTTCCATCGACCCGACAATCCGTGCGTTCAACTCGCTGGATGAACAACACGCGCAGCTGGTGGCGCACTTCGAATCAGGCCGCATCAACGGCGCGCAGTTCGAGCACTTCAACGGCATCCTCAACCAGACGCGGGAGCGTCTGTCTGGCGTGGCTGACGTGCTGCCAGAGGCGCTATCCCGGCAGGAAGCTGCTGCCCGGCGGGCTGGTATCTCTGTAGGCCAGTACAGCGCAGCGATGCGTACGCTGCCTGCTCAGTTCACCGATATTGCTACTCAACTGGCTGGTGGTCAGTCGCCGTTCCTGATCCTGCTGCAACAGGGCGGACAGATTAAAGACCAGTTTGGTGGGGTTAAAGGGGCTCTAACGGGGGTGGGCGACTATTTACGCACTCTGTTAGGTTTCATTAATCCTGTAACGATAGGTATTAGCGGTCTGGTTGTAGGCCTCGGGGCGATGGCTGTAGCTTGGTACAAAGGCAGCCAGGAAGCCAGTGAGTTTAATAAGCAGCTCATACTAACGGGTAATTATTCGGCCAGTTCGGCGAGCCAACTGTCAGACATGGCTCAAAAAATTGGAGGCTCCAGTGGTAAGGTTGCGGCTGCCGCTCGGACGCTCGCGGAGGTGGTTGGGGCAGGGACGTTTAAAACGGAGCAGCTCGAAACAGTTACCAAGGCGGCGCTGGCGATGCAGGAGGCCACTGGCCAGTCTGTTGACGCCACCATTAAGAACTTCCAAAAGCTGTATGCCAGCCCAACCAAGGCGGCGGAGGATCTTAATTCTACGCTCCATTTCCTCACCTCATCGCAATACGGCTATATTTCGGCACTGGAGCGTCGGGGTGATAAAGAGGGCGAGGCAGAGGCGGCTGCAAAAGCTTATAGCCTAGCTGAGCAAAAGCGCAGCCAGCAAATCCTCGACAACATGGGATTAATTGAGAGAGCTGCTGGTAGCGTCAGCAAGGCCCTTAAGGGGATGTGGGATGAACTTCTGAATATTGGTCGCCCTGAAGCTCCGAACGACATGCTCCGCAAGATGCAGTCCGAACTTGCTGAGCGTGAGAAAGCCTTGCTTCCAGATAGACAGCGTCAGGGATATGGATATAGCTATGATGCGAGCAGTAACGATCAGGAATATGACGCACGTAGGAAAGCTCAGTTATCAGCGATAAGTGCTTTAAAGGCACAAATAGCGCCACTTCAACAAGCTGCTCAGCTTCAGGAAGATATTAGTGCTTCTATTCAGCAAGGAACCGAGGATGATAACAAGCGAACTAATGCCCTGATTTATCGAAACCGCATCCTTGAACAGTCAGCTACATGGCAGGAAAAACGCAGCAAGGCCCTGTCTGAACTTTGGAAAAATGTCGCGGCCTCGCCCGGCGACTGGAGCTCAGCACAGCGGCAGCAGGCTGTAGATGCCATTAATAAACAGTTTCATCCGGACAAAACTCCCAAAACTCCAGCCGTTAAGGTTTCAACAGGTGATCGCTCAACCGACACCTACAATGCTGAAACTCTAGCTCTGCAAGCGCAGCTCAAAACGCTGCAGGATCATCGTGACATCAACGATGTAATCAGCCAGCAGCGTAAGCAGCAGTGGGAGTTAATCTCAAAAATCACCATCCTCGAGTCCACAGCTAACGATCCGAAAGGGCGTGCATTAACTTTCGATGAAAAATCGTTGCTGGCGAACAAAGAGAAGCTGCTGGCCCAGGCAGATATTAATGCCGGACTGGGTGATCAAATTGCCAAGCAGCAAAAATTGAACTCATTGGCTGACCAGGCAACTAAGTTCGCCCAGCAACAGTCTGCCAAGCAGGCGGAAATTGCGGCAGCAGCTAGAGGCTTGTCCACCAGAGAGGCTGAAAGGGAGGCGACGCGCCAGCGCCTGACTGAATCCTACGGCTTTAACCAAGACGCTCAGAAAAAGGTTCTCGCAGATCAAGAGGAGACCTACCGGAAAGAAGATGAACTTCGCAGCGACTGGCAGGCTGGCGCAAAGCGGGGCTGGGCCGATTATGCCGACTCAGCAACAAACACGTTTGAAGCAATGCGAAATGTGGCCGGTTCAACCTTCAGTGGTCTATCCGACATGTTGACAGATCTGGTTACTACCGGCACTGCAAGCTTCAAAGACTTCACCAAGTCCATGTTGAAGATGATCGCGCAGGTAACGAATCAGTTGCTTGTGGCTTACGCCGTTCAGGCTGCGATGGGGTGGATTAGCGGTAGTGCTGGTGGCAACACGCCAGGCGGAGCATATGCCAGCGCTGCAAACTCTGGAGTTAGCCTGTTTGATTCCGGTGGTTACACAGGTGCGGGCGGTAAATATGAACCCGCAGGCATCGTGCATAAAGATGAGTTCGTTTTCACCAAAGAAGCCACTAGGCGGATCGGCGTAGATAACCTATATCGTCTAATGAACAACGGTAATTTAGGCCGTTACGCTTCTGGTGGGCTTGTTGGGGGAAATCAGGCTGGGGCGGCAGACTCTGGCGTGCCAATTATCAGCGTCAGTTTTGGTGACATAAACATTGGTTCAGGTGGACAGGCCAATACAGGTGGCTCAGCAAATGCTGCAGCTATTGGCAGGCAACTCAACGATGCGATGATTGACACCATTAATACTCAAGTAAGAAAACCAGGCACTCCGCTGTGGAATGCCGTTAGAGGGAAATACTAATGAAAATTGCAGAAGTAAAGGTCTCTGATGTTGTTTGGTATGCCAACGAAAATGGAAAGGCGATCAGTGCCTTCGTGACTTTCTATGGCCCAGACGATTGCACTCGCATTGCAAGTGTCCCTGTTAACCTGCCATATCAGCTAGACCTGACCCTTAAGCAAGTTGAAGAGCTTGCCATTGCCACTGCTAAGGGCACGCTAAAAGCGGTCGCTACTAGTTTCTGATCGTTACATCCCTATCTCCCCTGGTTATCATGAGAAAAAACATGATAATCATGGGGATGATAATGAGAAAAATGTTTTGCTTAAGTTTGGCCTGTATTGCACTTACTGCGTGTAAACCTTCAGAGGAAAAAGCACTACAACTCGGGCAACAAGAAATTGCAAATGGGTTGATGGATCCCGATAGCGCCAAATTTAAAATGGTTAGGTTCAATTTGGACAAAAACCAGCAGTCCGGGGATGTTGTGAGCGGTTTCGTATGTGGCAGGGTTGCTGGGAAGAATGGGTTTGGTGCGTATGTTGGCTACCATCCTTTCTATGTTCATATCAAGATGACTCCCAAAGGGGCGTTTTCTAAAGGCGTGAATTATGAGATCGGAGAAAAAGCGATATACCCCGATGGAAGAGATGAGTCATGGATAGATCTTGACGGAAACTCTTATGTTAGCCGCTGCGGTGCCACACCATCCAAATGAGTTTATGTAGAGCCTTCTAACCACCACCACTCAACCGAAACCAAGCCTCGCACATGCGGGGCTTTTTTGTCGGCGCAAGGTTCGGTCTTGTTGGTTAAAATCTGAGCGCCTCTTTCAGATGGGGCCAAATACTACAGCAATCTTTTGGTTGGTGCATTGCTATCTGGACACGGTTTTTGTGCAAAAAGTGCTATTGAGCAAGATTTTGACCGTTTGAAGCGAACCATAGGTTCAACCTATCTCCTGTGATCGTGACAATAGTTTACTATTACCTGAGGGGTAAGTTCTGCGAAAGTGTCGTTAACTTGCAAAGTGGCCGCCTCTAAGTTCGTCGAACGTGAATGGATCTTGAGCGATACGCCCGTTGCTCAAAAATGACGAATGGTATTAAGATGAATAACAGAACATGAATTTTATAGGGCTGAAGAATCTTATCTTCGGCCTTTCTTGTCAGAGGTGCTCCAAGGAAACTGGGAGGACGTTATGCCTAAGAATGAAAAAGATAAGCGAAATATGCCTTTTTTTGATGCCTTTAAGACTACTGCCGCTATTGGTTTGCTGATGCAGCAAACAGCCGCATTACATTGCTCTGAAGGCCCGCAGCCACATCCATCGTTTTACACTCTTCAGGCAAGTGTGGCAGCGAACGCGCACATGATTAGTCCTGAGATGGAGGAGTCCCTCGAATTCATCAAGGGGCTGAAAGAGATGTTACAGAAAGGTTACGTTCTCCTTTCTGATGCTCACTTAAATGAGCGTGACTATTATATTCGCAAGCTGGACCCTGCTCAAACGGATCTGGTTGAACTTCAGCTACGCGGACTTGAGGGTGGTTTGAAAAACGTCTTTAAGAATTGCTCTGAGGCGGACAAAGAACTTCTGAAACCGTATTTGATGACGATTGCTGAAGCCCGCTCAGCTTCTACAAAGTTGAATCATTTAATTGCCCAAATGACTAAAGCTGCTGACAATTTCACCAGCGAGATTGATATGGAAGGGCTGCGTTCACTGGCAAAATATGGCACAGAGACCTTTTTCTCTGGTCGTTTCCATTGAGGTGAAGGATGCACGTAACTGTCACATATAATGTTAAAAGTTACGACTTCTTCTTTAAACCTATCTTCCTTGAGTTTCCGCACTTGAAACAATCATTACTTGATGATTTTTCAGCATATAAGGCCACTAATCAGCTACCCCACTACTTTGGAAGAGATACTGATTATGCAAGGCCAGCAGATATTCAGGGTTCTGGCCTTATGCATATCCATTTAGGTTTGCATGAGAACAAACTGCTAACACCTCAAGGTAAGCAGATAGACTCCAGTACGCCACAGTGGGATAGAACCTCAGATTCTGCTTTGCTATATGCTCAGAATCTATTTGATGAAAATCAATATTCTCTTATCGCTCTCTTCGACCCGTTAGCGCACAGTAAAGCTCAGAATTTTGACCGAATGAGACTATTGGCATCGTATGCTTTAGAGTTTAAGAATCAAATCTAAACCCGCTTCGGCGGGTTTTTGTTTAATACGCTACATCCAAGCCCGCCTTATGGCGGGTTTTTTTATGGAGAAAATATGGCAGTTGAAACCTACGCCTGGCGCTCGCAACTCGGTGCTGGCGCGATTGAATATAGTCAAACGGTGCGCGCTGCGCAGTTCGGTGATGGCTATGAGCAGGTTGCTGATAATGGCATTAACTCTACTGCTATTCAGGTGCCAATGAAGCATACCGGCACCGAAACGGAGGTGAACAGTATTCGTGATTTCCTCCTTGCTCATACCGTTAAAGCTTTTATCATCACGCCGCCCGGCGAAGCGAAGGGGCTTTATCGGGTAGTCGCCGATTCCGTACGGAAAAATCAGATCAGCAGCAAGTTTGCTGAGCTGACGTTCACCATCAAACGGGCTTACGGAGTGTATGCATAATGGCATTAGTCGATCAGGCGGCGATGCTGGCACCGGGTGGCAG